CAGACCTCGTTACGAATTGCGTCCGTTGCCGGAATAGCCGTAGTCGCTGCCGTAGGCGTGATTCCAGTCGCCGCTTTGGTATTCATTGGATTATAAGCGATAGCACGAATCTGCTCTACCACTTCAGGAGAAACGATAAGATCAGTGATTCCGTGACGTGCTCCCGTAGGAGTACCACCCGACCAAGAAGCGTTAACGCGCTTGGCTTTAGTGATAAGCTTATTCAGATCATCCAATACAAGAATGTTTGCCGTATTTGTACGGAAAACATTCATGTTATCGCCAACCTCTTGAGCTTTACCGTTTTTAGCCTCAGCTAGCGCTGTCATCAACAGGTTCGAGGAAGTCCTCTCCTGTTTCAGCAACACTTCCTGTGCCACACGAGTGAAGGTTTTACCAATCACATCCAACCGTGAACGAGAAGCATACTTCCTATCGAAAGCAACTGCACTATCCAAAGTGTAGGTTGTGAACTTAAGCTCCGACGCAGTAGGTTGCACCATGTTGGTCGGAAGACCACCGGCGACTGACTGACTCCAAACCTGAATATAATCCTCATCGAAGATGTTGTAATACAAATCCAACGGAAGAGAAGGGTTGTCGTCAGCGTTATACTGAAGAGGAGTGAATAGATTGCTGATTGTCGGAGCGTTATTAATAACTTCCGAAACAACGGGGCCAATAAACTCGGCTAAGGCAACCTGTGCACTGTAAGCAGTGTCTCGATTCTTAGAGGCCATAGCCTTAATAAGCTCGAGTTGTTCTGGGGTTCTTTTTAATGTAATTTTCATTATATTATAATCCTTAGTTAGCGTTTGTATTAGCCCATGAAGCAGACGCATCAATCATGACCATTGCATAATTTGCGGTGCCCGTTCCAGCAAACTCATCAGATTGCCCGTTTTGTGAGGTTCTATTGCCCGTAGCTAGCACATGGCCAACTGGAGTATGAGCGGAGAGAAGCTCCGGATCAACACCTGCCAGCTTACCTGCTGTAGCGCTAACGCAAGCAACGTAACCCGGTACCAATGCGCTATACGCATCAGCATCAAAGGTAAATACGCCTCGTGTTGCGATCGGAACCGCCTGACCACTCAGAACAGCTTGAAGCTCGTCTGCTTTGATCGGGTTATAGATGAGTTTTTCACCGTTCTCGTCATTCTTAATCGTTTGATTGAGGGTGACGCCAATAATAGGTACGCCGGTTGTTGCCGCGATGCACCGGAGGGGAACTTGAGGGTATTTATCGGCACCCAAGAATGGGTAGTCGGTTTTACCAAGATAACTCGAAGAAGATGCAAACTCAATCACGTCTTTCTTCAGATTACCGCTCAGCACCTTCACGAGCACACCGGCACTACCGTTACCATTAGTCGATGGATTATCATCAACTATCTGATTGGCAAACATATTGATCACGTCGTGATCACTGTATTGCCTGAATGGATATAGTCTTAATGCCATAATATTTTAGTATGTTACTGAAACTGTGTCAGGGTTAAAAGCTTTCATAAACTTGTCCCGAAGAGATTCCTCTTGCGAAGACGCTTCGTTATTGTTTACAATTGCAGGCTCCTCGGAAACTTCAACGTTTTCGACGAGATCTTCAACCGTAGCTTCCTCTGAGGCAGAAGCTTTAGATTGGTCGAGGGTAGCCAAGCGCTTTTGAAGCTCCTGCTCTACTTTTGACTCGAAAGCAGCTTCCTGCTCCTCTTTATAAGCTTTGCCTTTATGCTTGAGGATAACCCCAAGTTTTTGCTGGTATGATTCAAAAGCAGCTTCAGAAGACTCAAGCGCAGCGACTTCCTTGGCTAATACAGCGCGATCGCTGTCTTCCAAGTCGTACTGGGAATCGATGTTTTCCATTCTGCTGTTGAACAACTCTTCTGCTTTCGCAGTAGAGATAGTACTCTCAAGAGAAGTAATCTTCTCTTGAGCCTCTTCGAGCTGCGTCTTAAAGCTCTCGATATTAGCTTTGGCTTCTTCAGCACGAGTAATCGCATCAGCCTTCTCTGTTTCGGCTGCTTCTTGCTGTAGCTTCCACTCGGCATCCTTCTCACGGATTCTATCCATAATTACGGTTGCCATGCTGGCTACAGACTCTTGCGAAAACTCGGACTTTTTGCCTAACTTAGAATCGAGCATCTTTTCGAACTCTGCAGTTAATTCTTTTGTGTCCATAGTTTTAAAACTGTTATCTTTTTTTACATTGATTTCCGCGTTTTGGGAAATTTTTAAAATATTTTTTTGAATTTTTTCTAGCGTAGGCATCGATGCTTGGCTGTCTGTATCTTCCTCTTCTTCTATTTGAAGGTCGTGATTTTCATGAGTAGTAACCCCCTTTACGTCTGCGGCAGGCTTTGTAGTGAACCCAATTCCTAACGGAAACACCTCCCCAGCTACTAAACGATAAACTGGGGTTCCATCATCAAGAGTACCATTTCCGTCATTTGCTCGAAGATATTTTTCAAATTCTTTTATTTTTTGCGGATCACTAATTACCTCGGCTTCACTAAGGTTTTGAGAGCCTATTGCAACATGATACTCATTGAATCCCAACTCCCAGCTTGCAGAAATTTTATTATAATCAAAATCTTCAGGATCACTTGCTTTCAACAGAAGTTCAGCAAATTCCGGATTAACGGTTTTATAGATAACCGCTGCAAGAGAAATATAAAAAGGATCTTCTTTGTTTTCTAATTTTGCAGTATTGAGTATTTTCTCGTTCCCCATGTCTGTAAACGCCGCATTTACGATATGTCCCACCACTTTTTGCTTTTTGTGCTCTATGTTAGTGGGCTTATGAACGAAATAATCTAACAGCTCTTTTGCTGTAGCAGAGCTAATTCCATCACCATTCCTATTAAAACGATTAACTATAGCGGCATTAAAAGCGGCTCCCACCAAATCAATATTACGATCCAGATCTATCCCTTTTGGTATTAAAGGCTTTAAATTATCCAAAGAAGCGACGCTAATGCTCAGCTCGTTTTCTAGATCGTCTGTAGCAAAAACTTCAAAATCAAACTGTGTTTTGAATTTATAAGGCGTACTCATACTGCTTAAGTTACACTTTTTTAATCTTTTGGTGAATTCTTTATGCTGTGGTATAAAATAGCAGAAGAATATTCGTCCAAAGAGTGCTCTACGCTAATGTCCGAGACAGGGCTTAGCGTCTTCAAACCTAAAAGCTTTTTGTTATCTTTTAAGCAACTAATGGCTGTTTTCTTCCAATTAGCCTGCTCGCATGCGGACACAACAAGTTCACATACTTTTTCTAAAACCTGTTTTTGGTCCGAACTTAAACGTTTTTTCTTAAATACTTTTTTGGCTTCTACGCTAATCTCACTATAAAACTTATTAGTGGCATCAATCACTTCTTTGATGGCATCGACAGCATAGGTAACTTTACGCGCTTGAGTTTTGGACCCAGCAGGTCTCCCCGGAGACTTGGGGGTTTTATTCTTTTGTTCATCGAGTATTCTCATGCTTTCAGGATGTTTAATCTCTTCAAGCTCCATCTCTTCAGACTCTTCGAAAACAGGTACTCCTCCTACCAAAGGATTATACCAACCCTTTTTTCTATCATCTAAAAACTTCTCTTGTGCTTTTTCTAATTCACTCTCAGAAGGGAATACTCCCGTATCGATTACCTTCATACCCTCTTCGGGAGGTAAAATACCAAGCTCCATCATACGCGTAATCACGCGTTGAACCTGATTCTCGTCCTTCATATCAATATCCTCAAAACGAGCGCGAGGAGAACCGCGGAACCCAAAGTTTTTACATATTTGATCTATTTCAGGCTGTAAGAACTCGTGAAGAAAAGCTTCTCGCGATTCCTTAAGTCTTTGAAGGAAAAGTTGTGCCTTGATAGTCGCATTAGCAAATTTCTCCTCCGCTAAAATTACATTTTGCAACCCTTCTTTAATATCTCTATTTACAACATCATACTTAGATGGACCAATAACCTTCTCTAAATCTGGAATAATGAACTCAGCTTTAGTAGTATAATCACTAACCAATACACGCCCAACACTCTGGTTGGTGAATAGATTTTGCATGGCTGTCATATTACGTGGATTGATTCCACCTTTGTCAGGGGTTGCCCCCATAGTAATCATCAAAACTACATTTTCAACGGTTCGACAAATAGCTTGATCAATCTTCTTCATCTCCATTTTAAAGTTGATATCATCAAGTACAGCAAATCCAAAAGGAACCGCAAATGGCTCATAATCTTGCTTTTTATAAAAAGCATATCTCAATTTATTAGGATCAAGTTGAACGGTCATCCCACTTGGCGTCCATGAGTTATTGCGAATTCTTTTCTTAACATTGTCAGGTAACGCGTTAAACAATTCTCTGTCAGCTTCGTTCCTAGGATCTTTCAATCTTTCAATCTCATATTCACTTAGGAGCTTAGAGAAAAATCTAACATCAAAAGAAGTGGTACGCTGAGCAACAACATCGAAAGGATTAAGCAAAATATATTTAATAGGAATTTTATTTGTCTCTGCAACCAGACCAAGGTTTCTAATCTTAGCGAATTCGTCTGCTTTAAACTTCCCATCTACAGTAAAAAGAAAAATATTTCCACTACGGTAATACTCTCTAAAAAATTGATCCTTTAATCCCCAAATACCAATCTTCTTAAACCATGAATTAATAAAACGTCGGGACTTTTCTGTACCTCCTTCCAAATAAAGAGTAGAATTAGCAAAGTCTGCCATCATATCAATAGAATTGCGAAAAATTGCTACGTTACAGTAGGCTTTTTGACACAGCTCAATAGCCTCGCGAACATTAACCCCATCTAAAGCGTATTGAAAAGGGAGCAATCCTGCACGAATATTATTATAAGCATATAATTTAGGTTGAACGGCTATGCTATTGCGCCTACTGTCTGTGGTTCCGCCTGTGCCCCCTCCACGACTATAAGCCTCCGAGGTATAGTCATAGAAAGAATCTCCAACAAGCTTTGGCTCGAAAGTGTCTGATTGCCCCGCCAAGCTCTCATAAGGATTATTGGGGTACTGAAAGTTTTTCTCAAATTTTTTCCAATAATCTGAACGCTTTGTATATTTTCTTCTTGCCATGGTAAATTTTACACTGATTAAATTAAAAGTGACTTTGAAAAGTCATAAAGTTAGTTTACGAACATTGGTTCGAATGTTTCTATTATATTGGATTTAGGTTGTTTTTTCGAGTCAAAATAGATTTTTGTCATCCAGTTGGCAAGTACTAAAGCAGAATAAGAATCTTTTCTTGCTTTGTCGGCCCCAGTCTGTCGTCGAAGATTAGAAGGTAGGTCAAAAGTCTGAGTGCCTTGGGCCGTCGTAGTGATTTG